TCACCAGGCGCCGGCGTTGGCTGCCTTGCGGAGGTAGGTGGGGCTGAAGCGGGCGTAGTGCTTCTCAGTGGTGCGGCTGTCGTCATGGCCCATGAGCTGGGCGATTTCGGACATCGAGACGCCGTCCTCGGCGCGCCAGACGGCGCCGGTGTGGCGGAGCGTGTAGGGGGTTGCCTGCACAGTGCTCCTTTCGCTCGCAGCGGCGAAGGCCTTCTTGATGTTGGCGATCGCCTTGCCGCCGCGCTCGATCACGTGATCGGACTGGCGGGCTTCATAGGCGGCGCGGAGCGGCTTGAGCGCATAGTCGGCGATCGGCACGACGGGCCTGTGCTTGGCGGTCTGCGCGCGGCCCTCGGGGTTGAGGTGGATCAGGCCACGGTCGAAGTCGACGCGATTCCATGTCAGCTCGAGGATCGCCTTCGGCCGTGCGCAGGTCGCGATCGCCAGCACCATGTAGAGCTGCGCATGCGGCGCGCGGACCTTGGCGAGGAAGGTGCGAAACTGCGCGCGCGTGAGGTGGCGCTCGCGGCGCTCGGGTGGCGCCGGCCGCCAGATCGTCGGGGCGTCGGCGATCATCTTCTTTTCCTTCGCCCAGCGCAGCGCGACGGCGAGCATGCCGAGTTCGTAGCGGACGGTGGCGGCCGATCGGGCCCGGCGCGCCGCATAGCCCTGGCACATTTCCTCGTCGATGAGCTGCGGCGAGACCTCGTCCCAGAACGGCTTCATCGCCTTCCAGGCGTCGGCCTGCCGATCGACGGTGGCGATCCCCTCGCGCGCGCGGTCCTCGCGATAGGCGGTGACTATCCGCCCCACGGTCCAGGGAGCACGGTTGCCGAGCCGCCAGCGCTGCCGCGCCTCTGCTTCCGCCCCGATACGATCGGCCGCGGCAAGGGCACGCCGCCGCCGCTTGCCGGCGTCGTCTCGCCAGACGATGGCCCATCCGTCACGGAACCGCTGCACGCTGTAGTCTGACATTCGTATTTCTCGACTTCTTCCGGACGGATGCGAATCGCGGTCCCGATGCTGAAAGTCTCGAGTCTACCGTCCCTGATCAATTTGCGAACCATGCTGGCGCTGCAATCCCAGTGCTCGGCCAGCGTGGCCACGGTGAAGGCCCGGCGGTGCGTCATGCCGCGAGCAGCAATTCGCGCTGCGCCTTCGCGCGCGGCGGTATCCAGTAGGTCGGCGCGAAGGGGATGCCGTCGCGATCGCGCAGTGGTTCGCGCCGGCGGTCCCAGACCACCCACATATAATCGACCTTGCCATGCTTGTGGGCCTGACCGCCGAGCTCGCCAATCTTGTGGCCAGGCGGCATCGAGGGGCGCTCCATCAACACATAGACGCCGAACGGGGTCCATTCGGTGAAGAGGCTGTAGCGGCCCTGGCTGGCGAGCCATTTGAGCGGCAGCAGGGCGCAGACCTTGTGCGTGGCGATCGCCAGTGCACGGCGGATGATCTGCTCGGCCAGGCCGCGGACCAGGACGCCATTCTGAAACGAGAATGGCGGGTTCATGACGATCGACAGCGCCGGCAGCGCCTCGAGCATGTGCACCTGGTCGCCGAGGAAATCATGCTCGCCCATGAAGTGGCGCGCGTCGGTGCGCTGGGCGATGTCGGTGCCGAACGCCGTCAGGCCGAGGGTGGCGAGCGCCGCGGGGATGTTGCCGAGGCCGCAGGTCGGGTCGAGATAAGTGACGTCGCGCTCGAGGTCGACGTGCGAGGCGAGCGCGTGCGTGACCCATTGCTCCTCGACGTACCAGTCCCAGGGGTGGCGATCGGCGCCCTTGGCCTTGCCGGACAGCTCGGCGCTCATTGGTCACCGGCAGCCAGCATGCGGCCGATCTCATCAGCAGCATCGATCAGGCGGGCGGCGGCCTCGATCGCGAAGTTGCGCTTCGCGGTCAATTTGGCGGCGAGGCGAGCACTGCGCGCGCGTGCGTGCGCCATGCGAAGTTGGCCCTCAAAATCGAGATGATCGCCCCAGGACGCGGCGCGCCGGTCGAGCATGTCGAGCACGGCGTGCTGGGTCGGCGTGATGCCTTCGCGGACGTCACTCATATCGACACGATGTTCTTGCAGAGTTCGACGGCTTGCGCTTCGCTGAAGCCTTGGGCGAGATAGGCTTCGAAAAAGGCGCGCTTGGCGTTCGCGATGCTGGGTGCATGCTCCATCAGCATGTGCAGCGTGCGCGCCATTTCCTCAAAGCTGCCCTTCATCTGATCGCGTTCGATGTTTGGAAGGTCGATGATATTGGGAGGCTGATCAGTCATTTCGGCTTCCTGATTGCGTGGCGGGAGGTGATGACGCGGTGGCCGTCTTCGAATTCGACCAGGCATGAGTTGAGCTTACCGCGGGCGAGTATCCTGCAGGGCTGGCCCTTCCGGTCGGGCTGCAGGGCGCGCCAGTGCCAGATGCGATCGAACGGAACGGGTATCATACCCATTCTACAGCGCTCCCGTGGCGACACCGCCGAGCGTCATGTCGGGGGCGGCTTTGCGGATGATGGGGCGAGCGGTGAGGCCGGCGCCGGCGCGGACGCGGCGGAGTTGATCCTCGAACGTCTTCGGCCGGGCGGCCTCGGCGCGCCGATCGGCGGCGAGTTGATCGAGCAGGATCGCTTTCGCGGCCTCGGGGCCATGCTCGGCGACCAAAGCACGATAGCGGTAGATCATGCCTTTCGGCAGCCATGCGGCCTTGCGCGCCGCGATGCGGGCGTCGGGTGCCGAGCCCAGGCGGAGCGGTGGCGGGAGCTGCTCGCCCTTTGCCGCGAGTTCGGCGGCGAGCTCGTCGCGAATGCGGTAGGCCGATGATCCGCCGATGCCGAGATCGCGGGCCGCGCGCGCGACCGGCTCGCGATCGAGCAGGCGCCGGCGGAGCTCGGCGATCGCGACGTCGGGGACGTAGCGGTTCGAACCTTTCTGAACCAGGCGATTGCCGTCGAAGTCGCAGCCGGGCAGGCATTCGCCCTTGCGGCGCAAGCGCCTGATCAGCCGATTGCGGATGCGGCCGATCGAGGTGTGGCTCATGCCGGTCCGCGCGTTGATCTTTTTCGCGCCAAAGCCCTCGAGGAACAGCGCCTCGACCTCGCGCTTTTGCGCGGCCGTGATCCTGAGACCGCTATAGGCCTTGCCGCCGCCATGGGGCGGCAGCAGCTTGCCCTGGCGTTTCGCCTTCAGTTCGGCGGCAAGCCGCCGCCGGTGGTGCGACACGGCATTCGCGCTGATGCCGAGCTGGCGCTGGATGTCGACGTGCCGCATGCCATCGAGCAGCATTTTCTGCAGCCGTTTCGCGTCGCGCGAGACGATGCCGCCGCTGCTGTCGCGCTTCGCCGGCGTGAAGCCGGCGGCGATGCACTCGGCGACCAGCACCGCGTTGGTGGCGGCGCTTTCGCAGATCCCGAATTCTTCGCCGATTCGACGATACGACCAGCCCTGCCGGCGGAGCTCGAGCGCGCGATCGAGGCTTCCTCCGGCAAGCGGCGCGCGCAGACCGGCCGGTACCGCAGTGGGATCGGTGACGCCGAGTTTGAGCGCCTGCTGGCGGACCGCGTTGACGTTGCGGCCCGGAAGCCGGGCGGTGCAAGCTTCGGCACCATCGACCGGGAAGACGGCGCGGACGATGTCGAGTTCGGCTTCGGTCCAGCGAATGCGCGGGGCGCGGGGCGCGCTCATGCCGGCATCGCCAGATGCTCGACATTGTCGAGGTGGCGGCCGGTGACCTTCTTGCCCATCCGGGCGGCGAAGTAGCCGTCACCGAAGTCGTGGGCGGGATATGTTTTTCCGTCCGGAAAGCGGACGGTGTCTCCGATCGCCTCGCCGCCGGTATAGGTACCGCCGACCCACTCGCCCCATTGCTTGAAGTGAAAGGGGACGCCGGCGGCCGCGCACTGATCGCGCATCTGGCGGAACCAGTCGGGGTGGCTCGGGCGGATCGGCAGGGCCATGGCGCCGCTTTCGCCGCCGCCGATCGCGAGACACATCGGCGCGAGCGGGCGCCGGTCGATCGTGACGACGCCATGGTGGTCATTCAGCGGATAGTGCCGCACGTTGCCGGTCAACGCGTTGAACAGGCCGGGCTGGGTGCCGGGAATCGCGACGCGGGTGAGGTCGATCGCGCCGAGCAGGGGCTCGCCTGACATGAACCAGCGGGCGCCGGTGTGGGCGGCGAGCATCGCGAGGATCCAGAGGTTCTGGTTGGCCTCTTTCTGGTCGGCGCAGGTGACGCCGGGAATCACGTTGCGCGGCCATTCTCCCCGCTGCAGCCAGGCGCTCGGGACCATCTTCGGGATGTTCGACGGGCGCTTGGTCAGCGGCAACCAGGTCAGCGCCGGCGTCTGTTGCGTCAGACTCCAGAGATCGTCGCGCCATTCCTGCGGCGCCTGGTTGTCCATGATGTCGGCGAGGCTGGCGGTGAAGACGAAGCAGGGTTCGCCCTTGGCGGCGGCGGCGCGATTCCAGCGGTGGACTTGTCCCCATGTCGACGGGGCGGTCCGGCGCAGCTCGCCCTGCCAGAGTTCGGGCGACTTCATGCGGGTGGAGGCGAGCACCTCGGCATAGCAAAAGTCGCATGCCGGGCTGATCTTGGTGCAGCCGATCCACGGGTTGAAGGTATGCTGGGCCCAGCTGATGGCGGTGTTCTCAACCATGCGCGGTCTCCGGGCTTTTGAGCGGATAGAGGCGGTCGACCGAGGCCATGGCGGCCTCGGCGGTGGCGAAGGTCGCGAGGCGGTTGCCGTGGCGGAGCTGTCGGACGGCGACCGATCCCGGGAGGGGGATGTAGGCCAGCCAGTTCTGGCCCTTCGGGCGATGCACGCCGGCGCCGTCGTCGCGTAGGATGCGGTCCTCGCGCGGGAGGTGGGTCCAGGCGGTCATCATGACACCGTCACGACGAATGCCGGCGGCTCGGGCTCGTAGCGCACGCCGCAGAACGGGCAGAAGGTGCACAGGATATGCCCCGGCTTTCCGCGCCGCTTTTCGGGCGTCCAGGTGTCGCGGCGGATGAGCGCGATCATCGGTTTAGAGATCTCGCCTTCGCCGAACACCATGGTGGTATTCAGGCGGTGGTCGGGCGCGAGCTTCTCGCTCACGGTTTCGATGCAATCGCAGGCCATCACCACCTCCCCGCGTGCGCGAAGGCGATGACGCCGGCGACGAAGCCGATCGTGAGGATCCACGACAGGCAGCCGGCGGCGAGCTGGCTCGAGTCGAGCGAAGGGGGGCGGGCCATCAGAAGGGGATTCCGTCATCGAAAAGCGCTGCGACGACGTCGTTCAGGCCGGCGGCGCGGGCGGCATCCATCAGCTTGTCGCTTTCGCGAACGATCTCGCGGAGCCGATCGCGCTCTTTGCGCAGACTGTCACGCTGGCCCTCGAGAGCGCGATGGTCCCCCATGAGCCTTTGAAGATCGCGATTCAGCTTCTCGCACTGGCCGATGGTCGCCGGTTGCTGGTCGACCCAGTCCTGCAGCAGCTGCAGCGCGACGTCGGGGTCCTGGCCGGGTTCGACCTGGGCCTCGGCCTCGATCGCGTCGTGGCCGAAACTGCCGTCGCGCTTCGACTGGAGGCGGCGGTAGCGGACGGTGGTGATGTTGAGGTCAGTCATGCCAATAGGCTCCCTGCTGGACGCGATCGACGTAGGCCGCGTGATCGGCGGCGGCGGTGGTGGCTGGTTCGGGGTTGTCGGTGAGCCACTGGCGCGCCGCGTTGCGCGCCTCGAACCAGGGCTGCAGGCCGAGGTCGCCGCGGCGGTTGATCCAGCCTTCGCGGATCGCCTGTTTCAGCGGGCGCGGAAGGCGGCGCCAGTGGTGGAGGCACATCAAATGGCCGCGGCGCACTTTCTCGCGGCAGCCGGGGGCATCGCAGCGTGTGTCAGGCATCGGAGATCCTTCCACGGTGGAGGGTGACCCAGCGTTGGCCCTCGGGCAGGACCGCGAGGATCCCGCCGTCGGTCTGCAGGTCGAAAATCTGGCCGGGCTCGACATGTTCGCCGGCATTGCCGCCGCGGCGGACGACGATGCCGGTCATGAAGGGCGGCGTGGCCGTGAAGACCGCACCGTCGCGATCGATCGCCGGCGCGCCGTAGGGCAGCAGCTCGCCGGCGATGGCGGGGACGCGGCGGACGGTCACGCTGCCTGATCCCGGGCGCGATCCTCGCCCTCGGCCAGCAGCCAGGCTGGATCGGGTTCGGGCCAGCGCCAGAGGCCCTGCGCGCCGGCGATCGCGATGGGCTCTTCCCAGCGTTCGATCTCGCTGATCGGCCAGCCCCAATTCTGCATCTCGAGTCGATCGGAATCGACCGGGAAGCCGAGATCGCTGGCCAGCCTCGGTTCGCCGAAGACGCCGGTACCGAGCGCGGCGCCGATCGGCAGGGTGTCGCCGGCGACGATACGGTCGAGCAGCTTGATCGCCTTGTCGACGTCGAGCGTCGTCGGGTGGGTGATGGGCTGGCCACGATCGCGCTGCCGCCGCTCGCGCAGGCACATGGCGAGCAGGCCCTCGACTTCGTCGCGGCGGATCGGCCGCGAGCCGGCGTGGTTGACGAAGCGCTCGCCCACCATCGACTGGGACAGGCGCCATTTGCGCCATTCGATCGGCTTGGCGCCGATGATGATCAGCGACGCCCAGGGCTGCCAGACGGTCAGCGCCTTGATGTAGCGGCCGCTCACAGCGCCGCGCTCCGGCTGGAGCGGATGCCGAAGCGGCGCACCGCCGATTCGATCTGATGCTCGGTGCGATCGGCGAGGACTTGCCGGCATGCCTGCATGCCGCCGGTGGGATAATGGCGGCGCAGGGCCTGGACGTGCGAGGTCTTCCACTTGTTGTTGCGGTTGGCGATGCCGCACTTCGACGCCTTGTTGACGATCGCCTGTGGCGAACGGCCGGGCAGCTGCTCGGCGAGGGCGACGGCGCCGAGGCGGACATAGTCGCGCTCGAGGATCGCGATCTCGGATTTGGTCCAGGGCGCGGTCATGCCGGGTCTCCCAGGCTGGCGTCGATCGCCTGCAGGTCGCGGATCAGCGCCTGCAGGCCAGGACGGGTGAGCGAGACCAGGACGGCGTCGGTGATCCAGCCGTGCTGGTCCTCGATCCCGCCGAGCATGTGCAGCGCGACGCCGCCGAGCTCGGGCATCGGCCAGTGGGTGAGGCGACAGCCCTGGTAGACGAACCAGCCGTGGACCTCGCCATCGGCCTGGGCGATCCAGCCGGTGCCCTTGCCGTCAATGACGAGCGGCGGGTTTCCGGCGGCCAGCGACATATAGTCGCGGCCGTCCTGCGCGGGTACGGCGGTGGCCATCACGCGATCCCCAGCGCGTCGCGGTAGGTCTCAAGCAGCGCGTCGGCTTCATCGCGGGCGTTCTTCTCCATCCGGCGCAGCTTGACGATCGCGCGGAGGGTCTTGGTGTCGTAGCCGTTGGATTTCGCCTCGGCGTAGACGTCGCGGATGTCGTCGGCGATGCCCTTCTTTTCTTCCTCAAGGCGCTCGATACGCTCGACGAAAAGCCGCATCTGTTCGGCGGCGACGTTCTCGGACATGGATAGTCTCCCTGGTTGTGGCCTAGAGGCCGATGAAGCTGGCGATCGCCGGGCCGTGCTTGGCGATCAGGAGGCCGATGGCGGCGACGGTGCCGATCGCGGCGCCGGCGATGATGACGACGACGTCGGCGCGGACCTCGGTCTCGGCGGCGTGGCGGCAGCGGCCGCAGGTGCACGCCTGGTCGTGAATCGGCGGGTGGATCGGGTCGTGGATCATGACCGTTGCTCGGCGCAGGACGTGCAGAGATCTGCGGTGGCCCAACCGCAGGGGCTGCCGCTGCGATCGGTGCAGGGATCGGCCCAGCTGCAGGCGCAGACGCGGCAGATCGCCGGCATCGGCAGGTCGGGGTTATCGGGGTCGCGCTGGGCGAACTGGAGTGCGATCGCCGGGTCGAAGCGAAACGCGATTCGCAGGCCGTGCAACAGGCTTGCGAGATTGACGCGGCACTGCCCGCTGGTTTCGAGCTGCTCGATCTGTTCGGCGAACCCGCGCGCGAGTTGTGGACTTGAGGCGAGGCCGGCCATCAAATGCGCGACCTCGCCGATCGAAATCCGGCAGAATTCGCGCCGGCGCTTCAGATAGTCGCCGAGCGTGGTCGGCGCTTCGAATTCGGTGAGGTCGGTCATGGCGGTTCCTCTCGGGTTCAGTTGGCGGTGGAGGGTGCCGGGCCTTGAAACACCCAGCAGTGGACGGTCCGCGGCGCCCCGGTGGCGCGCGAATTGACGGGCTTCGATTCGACGAAGCGGCGGAGGCGGGAGGTCTTGAGCTGGGCGCGGAGCTCGGCGCCGGTCGGGTGGTTGCGCCAGCGCTGCGACGCGCGCTGCTCATATTCGACCAGGCTGATCGCCCACTCGCCGCGCTCCCAGTTGCGGCTGTGGTTGAGCGGGTGCGTCGGGTTGCTGTTCTCGTCGGCGACGATCGCCTCGACCCGCTCCCAGAATTCCGTCACGTGCGGGTGCTCGCTGTCGATCGCGCGATGGCGCTCGAGCGCCATGTCGTGGATGAACGACCGCGTCTTCTGGTAGCGATCGTCGCCGATCGGGAGGATGATGGTCAGCGCATCGAGCAAAGCGAGCAGCTGCGCGTGGTTGAGTTCGAGGCGCTGGTTGATCACGCCGTCCAACATCTTGAGGTCGCGCTCGTGCCGCGCGAAGGCCGCGCGATAGCGTTCGAGGATCTTCGCCTCGGCGCGCAGCGCGTGGAGTATGAAGCCGGAGACCTGGCCGACGGGCACGCCATCGATCTTCTTGGCGGCGGCGCGAGTGGTGTCGCTCCAGCCGGCCTTGTCGAAGGTCACGTGCATAATCCGCTCGAGCAAAGCCGGCGACGCATCGACCGACGCGTTCTGCTCGATTACGATCGCGCCGCGGAACAGCGGATCGAAGGTCTCCATGCCGCCGTTTGCAACGCCGCGCGAGCGGACCGCGCGGCCGTTGTAAGCGGTCAGCAGCTCGTCCCACTCGAACTTGGTCGAGCGCGCGGCTTCGTCGCGGCGGTGGCCCTCCATCAGCACGACGGGGAGGTTGGCGACTTTGCCGAGGGTGCGGGCGAGCGCGGCCGCTGTGGCCTTGGCGGGATCGATGCCCTCATAATTGACGCGCCCGAGCAGCTTCCAGAGGAAGACCAGGAGCGACGATTTGCCAGTACCAGGCGGCCCGATCATCTCGACGAAGCCGAGCGAGGCCTGTTCGGCGCGGATCTGTTCGGCGAACAGGCTGCCGAACCAGAAGGCGAGCACCACCATCCCGCGTTCGCGATAGGCGGTCCAGAAATCGGCGAGCCAGCTCGTGTCGAGCTTCTCCGGATCATATTCGATCCGGTCGAGGATCCGCTCGTTGGTGCGCAGCTTCACGGCCTGCTTGCCGAGATCGAAATAGCCGTCCGGATTGAGCTTGATGATGCGGCCGTCCTTGACCGCGATGTCGCCCAGCAACCAGGCGCCGTGATCGCGCGAATAGCCGGTGAAGACGATCGGCTCGACATCCTTGATCGGCGCCATCTGACGCTGCAGGATTCGCACGAGCTGGCCGGTCTCGCCGGTCCAGTAGGCGCCGGTGCCGATCGCGAGCAGCCGCTTGGCGAATTCCTGGCCGGAGCTGCAGGCCGAGGCCGAGAAGGGTCCCTTGGACGAAGCGCGATCGGTGGGGAAATCGATCCGGAAGAAGTAGGCGGTTTCGTCGGTCGCCTCGTCGCGCTGCTTGTAGAGCGCGCGGAAGGCGCAGTTGGCGATCTCGGTGACCGAGCAGATCTGGCGGGCGGCGGCGCGTTCCTTGGTGGCGATGTCGGCGATCGACATGGTGGGATCGTCGGGCCAGCCCTCGGCGATCCGTTCCTGGATGCGTTGCTTGCCGAAATGCGCCCACCAGGTGCGGTTGCGGAAGACAAACGAAAAGCTGGACCAGCGCTTGCGATCCCAGAGCAGGAAGGCCTTTTCCTCTGCGCTGGGCGCGATCAGGACCTCGCCGTGCCAGCGATAGTCGGCGAGGTGGGTGGGGGTGAGCCGATCGCCGCGCAGGTGGAGATCGTTCCAGTCGAGCTTGGCGGATGCGTCGTCGTCGAGGCGGACCTGGGCGGCCGACACGTCGGTCCAGCCTTCGTCGCGCGCCTGCTCGACATGCTTGCGGGTATAGGTGGCGCCGGCGCCGCCGGTATCGAGCGCGAAGACGAGGCGCGGGAAGCGGGTGGGGCTGGGCCCGGCGAGCACGGCCGCGCGCAATTGCTCGAGGAACTTCGCCGGATAATTGTAGCAGGACATCAAAGACGCGGCGTAGCGGCCGCCGCGGGGGAGGTTGGGGGCGAGCGGCTCGGGGAGTTTGGCGCGCTCGGTGCGGAAGGCGCCCTGCTCGAGCGCGATCGTGTCGAAAATGCCTTCGTCGAACCAGATTTCCTCGGCGCCGGCGAGCTGCTCGAATGTCGTGCCCGGGTAGAGCCATGCCTGGCCGGCATATTCGGACTTCGGCGCGAAATTGGCCTTCTTGTCGAAGCGGCCGGGCTGATCGATGATCCGTTCCCACCAACTGCCGCCAGGCAGCTGGAAGCGGACGGTGGCCGAGCCGATGTCGCGCGCGTGATCCTTGTAATATTCCTGGGTATAGGCCTCGCGCAGGCCGAGCAGGTCGAAGCCGCGCTGATTGAGCAGATAGGCGTCGGCGCTGGCGGTCGGCGATTCCTTGGTCGGCGGGAAGCGCTTCGACCAGTCGTTGAACAGATCCTCATAGAGATCCTTGACGTGCTCTTCCCAGCCGCAATTGTCCTTGCGGCCGCAGGTGACGACACGGGGCTTGTCGGCGGCGGCGAACAGGGTCCGCTTGTGGCGATCGCCGCAGCGCGGGCAGTTGCCGTCGCGCAGCCATTTGCCGCGATCCTGCAGCTTATAGTCTGCCTTCAGACGCTCGACGATTTTGCGATTGAGATCTGCGTCTACGGACACGGGCGATGGTCACTTTCATCAGGCAAAGCGAAGGCCATCCCGCCGGGAGGGGCCGGCGGGTGGGGCTGTACGGTCAGTCGTGGTGGCGTTCCGGCAGGGCCGGTCAGCCGGTGTTTCTCAGTTCCTCGTCATTGGCCGGCTCTTCGGTCGGCCGGGTCTCGGTATCGTTGGCGGGCTTGGGCGCCGTTGGTGGGTCCTGGCGCCGGTAGGGCGGCGCCTGGCGCAGCCGTACGGACGGGTCCGGCCGGGCGCTGGGCGAGATGCCGTGGGTGATCGTGATATCGGCGCCGAAGGTGGCGCCGCAGGTCTCGTCGCTGCACACGAGGTTCATGGTGCGACAGGTGCTGGTGACTTCGCGACTGCTGCGAACCTTGGTGCGCGAGTGACAGTGCGGACATTTCAGGCCGTAAAACATCAGGCTTGGGCCCCCCCGGGCAATGACGCACCCTTGCCGAGGCGCAATGCCCGCAGCTCGGCAAGTGTGCGGGTCTGGGCGGCGATCCCTTCCTCGGTCTCACGTTCGGCGAGAATCAGATCGGCGTCGCTGGCGCCGGGGCGCGAGGCGACGATGCCGGCGGCGGTGGCCTCGCCGGATTCGCGAGCGGCCGCGGCAACCTTCAGCGCAAGCTGCTCGCTGGACGCGAAGGTGGCCTGCAGCTCGACGTCGAGCCTGAGCGCATGCCACTCGAGCAAAGGCGATCCGTCGCCGCCGGCGGCGCGATATTCGAGATCGAGCAGGATGGCGGCGTCGAGGGTGACGCCGGCCGAGGTGTCGGGGTCGCTCCAGTTCTGGACGGTGCGTGGCGATCGGCCGGTGACTTCGGCGCAGAGATCCCAGCCGATCACGCCGGCGATGCGGGTGAGCGCGAGCTGGGCGGTGAGGGGCGCGCGGAGCTTGGTCACGGCCATGCCCAGGCACGCGGTCGAAAATCGAGGGGAACGGCGTCGGCGGCGATGGGTGCATGGGCCCAGACGCTGCCCGTCCAATATGCCAGAGCCATCTGATCGTCCCCGCCGGCTTGGTCGAAGCCGTCCTCGACTGCTTCGCCGCGCACCCGCACGATGATGTTACGCTGATCGCCGATCGGCATGCCGTTCATAGGTTGCCAATCGTCCTGAATTTCCGATCGCCGGTCAGCATCGCCAGGGTTGGTCATGGCCATGCCACCTTGAAGCGCGAGACGGTGCCGGACTTGCGGGTGACGACGTCGACGATGTCGACCATGCGGCCGGCGAGGCGCACCTGCCAGCTGCCGGCATCTTCGATCCAGTGCGGTTTGCGGTAGTGCCACTGCCCGCCGCGCGTCTCGATCGCGACCGGAATGGTCAGGTCGTTGGACTCGGCGAGCAGCGTGGCGGTCAGCGAGTGCCGGGCGCGCGATGGCGTCATGCCCGGCACCCCTGAATTTCCGCTCCCCGGATCAAGATCGCCAAATATTCCGGGGAGCGCGGCCGCGGGCTGTGCGGCCGTCGGCCGGTGGGGCAAATCACCGGCGCGATCGATTGCGAAAATGGTGAGCGACCGCAACAGACGGTCGTGGCTCGCTGGCCTAGAGAATATGGGTGGGGGACGATCGATGCGCGCAAATCAGTCATTGCTGGTGACCTGGGCGGTGCCGTCCTTGATTCCGAGCTTCACCGCGATCGCATGAGACTTGCCGCGGATGCAGGGCCGCTGGCCGCCGAGGATGTTCTGGATCAGGCTGACATCGGCCGGATGGCCGATTTCCTGGGCAAGCTGGGGGATGGTCTTGCCATCCCGCGCGAGCGTTTCGCGGAGGTTGGAAATCCGACCCTGATCAATGCCGTAGAACCGTTCCGGAGCGGGATTACCGCCAGCATTTTGGAGAGAGACAGAAGCGGCCGGCATGTGCGATGCACCCTGAAGTGTGAGGCTTTGTGCACATTGGTTGGATTTCCAACCCGTGTCAAGCATGTGGGTTGGTTTCTTGGCCATTGAGGGAGACATATCTGCACGAATCCGGCAGGAGCGCGCGAGGATCGGCTTATCGCAGGTCGATTTCGCGCAGCGGGTGGGTGTGGGTCGGTCGAGCCAAAAGGATTATGAGAGCGGCGCCACGTCGCCTTCGGCCGAATATCTGCTCAAGGCCCGCGACCTCGGCGTCGACGTGGTTTTTGTGCTCACCGGTACCGGGACCGCGAATGAAATTTCCGCGGCTGAATATCGCCTCCTGCAAGCTTTCCGCGGAATCGACGGTGAAAGGCAGGAGGCCGTGCTGCGCCTCGTGGAGTTGATGCAGCCCCCCGCGACAGCCCCCCCCGGGTCGTCAGACGCTGCATCAACCCAGAACGCCGTTTCAATCCGCGAAAAAGCAGGACTAGATCGCTCGACACACAGTTAGGCGGCGCCGGCGTTGACAGCCGCCGGCGCTTTCCCTTCGTGCGCGCACCGCCCCAGCCGGGACGGTTGAACGCGCGGGAACCACAGGGAACCGCGCCCTACGTATTCCCTTTCGGTCTTGTATTCCGCAGGCCGCCCGACCTGAGGTCGAGATGCCTGTGGTTCTCCGCACGACGGCGGGCCGCACCTCACGTTCAAGATCGGAGCGGCTTCACCCGGTTAGGCTACTGCCGAAGCCGAGTCCAGATTGGACTTGAGCAAGGCAGGCGCTGTCCGAAGATAGCGAAAAGGACGGTGCACAATTGCTCACAATGGATGAATCCTGCACGATGGGCGACGCGGAAACGATGTCGTTACTACCGACACCCTTGGCCCCCTCGACATTGGGAAGAGATCGAGATGACCGAACGATTCGAAATGGTCCCGTTCGAGGATCATCAGATCCTGACTGCCACGAGGCCCGAGGGGGTCTACGTGGTGATGAAGCCCATCGTTGAGGCTTTTGGGCTGGCTTGGCACGGACAGTTCGAAAGGATCAGGCGACACCCGGTTTTGAGCGAAGGTGTTCGTGTTATACGAATACCTTCGTCGGGCGGCATGCAGGATGCGGTGACGCTCCACCTCGAGCAGTTCCACGGTTGGGTGGTGACCCTAAACCCCTTGAATGTGCGCGACGATGATAGGCGTGCCGTGATCGTCCGCTACCAGCAGCGAGCCTTCCGAGTGATCTTCGAGCATTTCCACGGACCGCTAAGCCGCCCCGATGCGATCCAGCCTGACGCGATCCGGATCGCAATGCAGAATCAGGCGATCCGGCTCGCCGAGAAACTGGAGCGAGCGACGAATCCTGGCGTTCGGGCGATGATCCACGAAATGCTCAGCCTTGTGTGCGGCGAGATCGGCATCACCACGCCAGCGCTCCACGAGATCGGCCGCGAAAAGCTCCCAAGCCCAGATATGGTCGCGGCATTCTGGAGTGGCATTGCAGTTCTGCAGGCGACCGGCGTCGATTACAATCATAGCCGCTCGAAAGATTTGATCGCGGTGGCGCTGCCGGAGATTCGCGAATGGTTCCGCGACGCCCGCATCGACGTCGCGATCAATGGTGAATTGAGCAATGCCCTCCGCCAGTGCGAGGCACCGCGGTTCATCGACTATAAGCAGGTCAACAGCCGGCTGATCGGCGGCACGAAGATGTGTTGGGTCTTTGCGCTGAACTCGTGAGGCACCTCCTGGGGAGGTACCTCACTGAATCACGCCACCAGTGCGAGCCTCCGAACGCCACCGGCGACCTGGTCGATCCGCTTGCGTACTTCCGCCATGTCGAAGGCAAGCTGCATCCGAACAAGCAGCTCCGCATCAATGCCGGTGGCGGCCTCGAACTTCACCGCCATTTCCGGGGTGAGATCGCGACGGCCTTTGAGCAGCATCGTCAGGCCGGGGCGCGCGACGCCGAGCGCAGCGGCCGCGTCGACGACGGTGACGCCGAGCGCCTGAAGTTCATCGGCGAGGAATTCGCCGACATGGGGCGGGTCCATCATCTGATAGGTCATAAGGGGCGAGCCTCTATCTAAGAGTAATATTGAGCGGGACTCCTCTTCCCGCTCGCCGTAAATCTGGGGCGTTGGCCGCCCTCTAGTGGTAATCCTCATAGTCGAGCAGGGCGACGGTCTGTTCCTTCATGTCGACGTGGAAGGTGAGCCGGTAATTGCCGGTCACTGTCAGCGACCATTTGCCGGGCTGGCCGGGCTTGAGTTCATGCGCTTTCCACGATGGCACGGACACCAGTTGGAGCGGCGTGGCCATCACCTGGATCGCGACGATCATCGGCCCGATCTTGCGGGCCTCGATCGGGTCGAGCCCCTTGACCGAGTTGCGGTCCGGCGCGTCGACCAGTGCCTTGAGCCGCTTGTCCTTGATACTCACGATCCGCATTCCATTTCCTCCGTTGCACCAATATGTACCCCATAAGGATACACGTGTCAATGGAAATGTATCTCGTGGGGAGACATGCTCGGGCGGATCGATTTTTCCGGACGGCCCGTAAATCCTAGCCCGCGGTTTCCAGCTTGAGATCCGTAGTCAGTCCGCCCTGGCCGCCGTCGAGATGGTGGACGACTTCGGCGATCAGCCATTTGTGTCCGTCGGCCTCGGGTTTGAATCCCACGAGCGTGACGGGCCGGTCCGGATAGAGATCGGGTCGGCCGAGCGCGAGCTTCATGCTGAATTCGGCGCCCTTGCGGGCAATGCGCTTCGCCTCGGCCGAGGCGGCCGCCTTGGCGTCGGACTCGTTGGCGTAGACCTTCTTGAGGCGCTTGGGCTTGCCGCCGGCGCCGCCGCTACCGCCGGCGGTGACGGTCTTGCGCCTGGCCTCGTCCTGGTCGTGATAGCGGGCCTCGGCACCGTCATATTTGTCGCGCTCGGTGCGCTTGTAGCTGTAGCCGTCGCCCAGGCGGCGGGTGATTGTGGTGCCCGGGATCGTCTTGCCGCTGGTGGTCACCGGACTGCCGACCGGCGCGAACAGCAATTTGCCATCCTTGACCGTCGCAATTGCGTCATGCTTGCGGCCGAGCGCGCGGACAACGGCCATGTCGCTGCGGCCGTCCTGGGCGAGGACGGGGACCTCGATGGCGGCCATGTCTGCATCGATCATCGGGGTGAGTGAGTTGCGGCCGGCGATCTCGGTGACGATCGCGCCGACCGTGCTGTCGGTCCAGCTCTGTTCGCGCCGGATCCTGTAGTCGGCGGTGAAGTCGGCCGAGCGAGCGCGGATGGTGATGATGTCGGGCGGGCCTGACCAGTCGGCGTCGTCGACCTTGAAGCTGCCCTTGGCGATCATGCCGGTGATCACGTCGCGACCCTGCAGCCAGCCGAGCTGCAGATTGATGCGGGCGCCGGGTTTGGGGATCGCCATCGCGCCGTCATGATCGTGAATCGTGAGTTCGAGGGTGTCGGCCTCGCCGCCGCGCTTTTCGGTCAGCGAGAGGCTGAGCAGCCGCGGCGCAATCTTGTCGGTCAGATCCTTGCCGTCGAGCGTCACGCTGAAGCCGGCGAGGTTTGTGATCGCATCAGCCATCGGCGCGGCGCAGCTGGATGGTGAATTCTGACACGCGCGCGACGCCATTGGACATCAATGCGGCGTTGCGGTTGCTGATGTCCTCGATCGTGAAATCGCCGTGAATCACGCCGGTGCCGTCGACCAGCGGCAGAGCCTCACCCTGCTCGGCCATCTCGCGGAGCTGGCGGAGCGCGGCGTGGCTGCCGCCGGCCTCGGGCGCGATCGTGCCGCTGAGCGTGATGGTGTCTTCGCCGGGCCCGAGATACTGGCTGGCGTCCCGCGCGCCGAAGCGCGCCGATCGGGCGTGGCGATAGGCGGTCTGGCGGCTGAGCTCGTCGAACGGCGCCGTGGCCAGGTTGAAGACGAACATGCCCAAGGACATCAGCATCAGTCGTCCTCGTAGCTGGAGCCGGCCGCGGCCTGCTGATCGCGCATCAATTTCTCGAACTGCTGGCGGACGGCGAGCGCGAGCGCGTTGGCGTCCTGCCCCGGCTGCTGCTGAATCTGGATCACGACCTGGCCGACATGGATCATGCCGCCGCGCGCGCCGCCGGCGGCGCCGGCGCCACCGGTCGCCGCGCCGGCGGCCGCCGGCATCGCCATCGCGCCGGCGGCGAAGGCTGCCTTCATGTCACCGGCAATGCGCGTGATGCGCTGGACCGGCGCCGCGGCGCCCTTGTCGAGCCCGATCGCGAGGCCGTCCCCCACATAGCCGCCGAGGGCCATGAAGACTCGAGAGGGCGACTTGATGCCGAGCGCGCTCGAAAACCACCCCGCTATGTCCTTCGCGACGCCGAGCACCTTGTCGCGCAACCAGGTCACCTTGCTCATGAAGCCGTCGACCAGGCCCATGATGATGTTCTCGCCGATCCCGAACAATTTACCGGGCAGCGCGCCCAGCCAGGCGAGGCCGGCGAAGAAAAGCTGTTTGATGGTGTTCCACCAATTGCTGAGTGTCTGCAGGCCGGCGTTGAAAAAGGCCTTGATCGCCTCCCAGGCCGCGCCGATCGCAGCGACGGCCATCCAGAATGCCGCCTTGATCTCGTCCCAGTAGGTGTAGATCAAATAGGCGGCGAGCGCGATCACGGCGATGATCGCGACGATGATCAGGATGATCGGATTCGCCATCATCATCATGCCGGCCTGCATCATGCCGCGCGCCAGGAACATAATCGCGAAACGGAAGATCGGGAAAATCTTGGTCGCCAGCCACCAGAGCTGCCGCCCGAAAAAAGAAAAGACCCGGCCAATGACGGGCAGGAACGGGCGCAGCCAGGTCAACGCCTTGCCGAAACTGGCGAGCGCGGAGATGATCGGCCCGAAGACCGTGTAAAGCGCGCCGAGCCCGAAACTGAGCGCGGCGACGCCGGCGACGATGTGCAGGATGGTCGACGCCGCTTCCGGGTTCTTGTCGATCCACGCGCTCATTTCTTCGGTGATCACCAGCAGCTTCTGGAGCAGCACATTGAGCGTTGGCAGCAGGATGGTGCCGGCGACGACCTTGAGCGTTTCGAACGTCGCCGCCCATTGCTGACCGACCAGCTCGCCCGATCGGCCGCGCCGTTCGAAATCGGTGCCGACGGTGCCGACCGCGGCCTCGGCGCTGGCGCGGATCTGCTTGTATTGATCGAGGTTGGCGATCAGCGGACGGAGCGCGGCCTGCACTTGGGCGTCGCCGAACAATTGGCTGAGCTTCGCCATGTCGCCGCCGGTGGCCTTCTTGGTCAGCTCGGCGATCGCCTCGATCGGGGTTTTGCCGTCCTTATAGGCCTTTTGCATCGCCTTCGGCAGATCGATGCCGAGCTTCTTGAAATTGGTGATCGTATCGGTGGCGTTGATCTTGTTGAGCAGGTTCTGGACGTTGTTGGCCGCGGTCGCGGCATCGCCGGCGCCCTTGCGCGCGATCTGCAGCGCCGCGGCGAGATCGGCGACGGCGCCGACGCCCTTCTGCCCCAGGCCCGCGGCCGACGCGGTCAGCGACGGGAAATATTTGGCCATGTCCTTGAGCTCGAACGCGCCGGCCTTGCCGGCCGACGCCATCACGTCGAGCATTTTGGCGGTCTGGCCGATCGGGACCTTGAGATTGTCGATGCCGCTGAACGTGGCGTTGGCGAGATCGTCGATCTCCGCCTTGTAGGCGCTGGCCGCCTTGCCGATGGGCTCGAGCATCTTGACGCCGGCCTGCGGATCGAGGCCGAGGCCGGCGAGCGTATCGAGGCCCTGACGCAGATCGGACGGCAATTGCGCGACACGCGGCCCGATCTTGGCGATCGTCTTGCCGAGCTTGTCGGTCGCCTGTTCGGTCAGTCCGGTCTTGAGCGCGATGTCGGTCATCGTGCTGCGATATTTTCCGGCTTCCTCGGTGGCGTCCTTGAGCGGGGCGCCGATCGCGAAGCCGGTGCCGAGCAGGCCGAGACCAGTCGTCGTCATCGATGAGCCGGTCTGCTGCATCGAACTCAAATTCTGCTGGGTACGGGCGGTGCGCGCCAGTTCGTCACGCTGCGCCTTTAGCGCGGCGGTGGTATCGCCGATGCGCTTGTCGAGCTGCAGTTCGTGGCGGCCGAGATCGGCGACGTCGACGCCGGCGGATTCAAGCTTGCGCGACAACGCCTGCAGCGCGCGGCCCTGTTCGTCATATTCGCGCTGCAACTCGCCCGCGGTCTTATCGGCCGCGGCCATGGCGCGGCCGAGCTTCTTCGTCACGCCTTCGGTCGATTCGCTGGCCTTGCGCAGTCGCTCCTGGCGCTCGCGGACCTCGGCGAGCTTGTCGGACGTCGCCTTCAGCCGCGCCTCGAGGTCGCGAAATCCCTTGAGGTTGCCCGACGTGCGCTGGAGCATGGCAAGCTCGCGGCGGGTGTCGCCGATATCGGCGCCGGTCTTGCGGACGCCGGCGCCCATAGCGCGCATCGGGCCGGTCAGCTTGTCGAGCGCCGCGAATTTCACCAACAGGGAAAGGCGGCGGTCCACTCACTTCTTCTCCGACCGGGCCCGGGCTCGCCGATGCCAGGCCATCAATTCGCTGAGACTCATCGCGTACATTTCGGTGAGCGAGATGCCGGGGAGGATGGCGACGATGTTCGCCATCGCCTCCTCTACGACGTCTGGAAGTCCGCCCTGCGCCGCTTCGAAAGCAAAAAATCCCCCAGCTCCCCGGCGATCTCCATCATGTCGGCCGGGTCGATCTTGTCGACGTCGACCTCGGTGATGGTGGGCATGGCGATGCGGGGCAGCAGCTTGCGGATCTCGTCGACCTCCATCTGCCCCAGCCGGACGAGCGATAGGCCGCGCAGTTCGCCCGAGCCCGGCCGGCGCAGCTGCAGCGTCGAGATCGAGGTTTCGCCCTGCATGATCGGTTCGTCGAGCGTAACGGTGCGGAAATTGGGGCCGGCGGCTTTATCGGTCATGGGTCAGATCCTGGCTGGGTCGGAAAGGGAGTTCAGAGGCCGATTGCGGCGCGCTGGGTGGCGAGGCGATCGACGCCGTTGACGATCATGATCATGTTGAGCAGATCGATCTCGATCTGCGGCACGCCGTTGACGCTGAGCCGGTAATAGGCGCAGGCGGTCTTGACGTTGAACTCGGTGTCCTCGCCGGGCTTGGCCTCGCCGCCCTCGATCTCCTCGTGGCGGCCGCGGATGACGATCTCGATCGAGTCGACGGCGCCGGTGTCGTCACGCTGGTAGGCGCCGGCGAAGCGGATCATCACGCCGGCGACGCCGACCACGCCATATTGCGCATAGATGCCGCGCATGAAGCCGCCATAGCTGTGCTCGAGCTCGATCGGCTCCTGGCCCATGTCGATCTTGACGGCACCGTCCATGCCGCCGCCGCGCCACTCCTCGAGGATGCGGGTGAGCGTAGGCAGAGTGACGCTCGCAGCCTGGCCGATGTAGCTGATGCCGTCGTTGAAGACGTTCATGTTCTTGAGCTTGCGGGGGAGTCCCATGACTTAACTCCTAAAGTGACGGATCAGACGAGCGACGCCAGATCGGCGTAATATTTGTCGGTCATGCGCTGGTTGAGGCCGATGTCCTCGGCCGGGGCGCAGGGGGTGAAATCATAATCGAAGACGATCTTGCCGGCAGCGAGGCTGAGCGACGGGTTCAGGCTGGGATCGATCCAGGCATTGCCGCCGATGATGCGGCCCTGCGCCTTGAGCAGCCGGAATTCGCCGTTGATGGTTTCGAGGATGTCGCGCGCGAGGCCGGCGGTGACGGGCTTATCGACCGCCCAGACGAGGCCGAGCGCGATCGAGTCACGCAAGGCCTGGGCGGTGCGGACCGCGGACTCGAAGGCGAAGACGGGTTCGTCGCTGGTGGTTCGGTTGCCCCAAAAGCGATGGCCGTTCATCCGGACGAGCGTGGTGACGGGAGCGGCGTTGAGCACGCCGGCGTCGGTGCTCGAGTCCTGCAGGTCGAAGAAGATGTCGCGCGACAGGCCAGTGACGCCGGCGACCGCAACGTTGCTGAGCGTCTTGTGCCAGCCGGTCTCCTCATCGATGCGCGCGCGGGTGCCGAGCGCGACCGCGACGGCGTGGCCGCTCCAGCCGGTGAAGTCCGGATAGATCAGCATCAGCTCGCGATCGCCAAATTCGCCGCGGTAGGTCACGGCCTCGGCGATGGTGTCGGCCGCGTCGCAGCTGGCATAGACGAAGCCGTTGAGCTTTTTCGCCGCGACGACGAGCGCGGTGGTGACGTCCTGGGTGTCGAGGCCGGGACAGCCGAGGATGCGCGGCCGCACGCCGAGCTGGGCCTCGGCCGCCAGCAGCGCCTGGATGCCGGTATAGTTGCCGCCGGTGGTGGCGCCGATCACGGCGGTGTTGGTCGCGGCCGCGTCGACGCCGGCCGTAACGCGGACGACGATGACGATCGGGCTGCACTGATCGGCGATCGCCGACAGCGCCTTGGCGAGCGTGCCGTTGACGCCGGCATCGCCGATCGCGGCGCGGACGTCGGTGACCAGGACCGGCTTGTTGAGCGGGAACGAGTCGACGTCGGCGTCGCTGGCGGTGGCGACGATACCGATGACGGCCGTTGCGACGAGGTTGATCGCGCGGGCGCCGGTGACCGGTTCGTTGACGAAAATACCGTGGCGGACGGGCATGGCGGGCTCCTATGCGGCTGCGGGACGCAGCGGGACGGTGAGGCGGGTGAAGCTGTTCGGTGCGGGCACGTCAGTGCGCTCGCCCTCCAGGTCGACTTCGACGCTGCCGGGCTCGATCTGCTTGACGCCGACGCGAGTGAGTCGCAGCCGCGGCTCCCAGCGCTTGAGCGCGATCGCGGTGGCGGCGAACATGCGGATCCGCGTGGCGGGATTGAAAGGCTGGTCGATCAGCTCAAACAGCAGCGAGCCATAGTCGCGGCGCATCACGCGGCTGCCGATCGGCGTCGACAGGATATCGGCGATCGACTGCACCAGGTGCGCGGTGCCCTCGAGCGGCGCGCCGGTGGCGGCGTTCATGCCCCTCATTGCGGCGCACCAGTGGTCGCGCCGCCGGCGCTGACGCCGCCGTGGACATGGTCGGTCAGGCTGATGTCGCCGGCCTTGACGTCGCCGCTCGCCTCGATGTCGCCGTCGACGGTGAGATTGCCCTGGATCGTGACGTCGGCCTCGAGCGTGACGCCGCCGGGCGCGACGATGCGGACGGTGGCGCCGGCTGGCAGCACGGCCTCGAGCGCGTGCGATTCGGGGTCGTAGGCGATGACGGCGCCGTCGCCGAACTGGATCAGCTCGCGGAGGCTGTCGCCGGCCTCGGGATAGGCGGTGCAGCTAACGCCCAGGAGTGCGATGCCGGCGGCGATGTCGCCCTCGGGACAGAGCAGCATGACCTGTTCGCCGACCGTGGGCGGCGACCAGGTGCGCGTAGCGCCGGCGCGGCCGCCGGCCCAGCGGATCGGGGCGGTGACCACGTCGCCGGTGTCGACAGTGATTCGGCGGGCCGCGAGGTCGACGGACGCGACCGCGCCGAACCGGATCATCTCTCCGGTCTCGCGATCGTTGCTGTCGGGATCCTCGCGGCCGCGCATCGTCAGGGGCGCTCGACGTCGAGCTGGATGGTGAAGATTTCGGCGCTGGCAGGCCCGTAGGCGGCGAGCACTTCGATCAGCGCGTAGACATTCAACGAGCCAGCGGCCGCATCGAAGATGATGTCGCAGGCCGCGTCGCCCTGCGCGCCGTCGCCGATCGCGACGTCGACCGTGACGTCAACCGAGCCGAGATAGCCCTTGGCGCGGCCGTTGGTGACGGCGAAGGCGCCGTTATCGCCGTTGGTAACAGCAGGCGCCTGGTTGAAGAGGTGGATGCGGAACTGGGCGTTGGTGAGGACCGCGTTCGATTTGAGCAGTGCGGCGCGGGTGATGCGGCCCCTGCCGCCCATGACGCGCGCGACGGCGATCGCGATCGGGACGACGCTGCCGGCAGTGGCGTGATTCGCGAGCAGATCGTTGGCCGCGTAGGCGGTGGTGTTGGCCAGGCGCGTGACGCTGCCGGCCGCGAGCTTGAGATTCATCGTGTCGCCTCATCATGTCGCCCAGCGGGCAGGGAGCGGCGGCATGGTGGCGAGAGGCGCGGCGACGCGCGCGGGGCCGATGTTGTGTCGCGTGCCGACACAACATCGGCGGGCGGGGGCTGGTGGTGTTGCTGCTGCGGCGCGGCAGGGTTATGTGGCGCCGAAAGGAGCGCCGCCGATGATCAGAGACTTCCTGCTTTGGGTGCTGCACGCACCGCTGAATTTCTTTCGGTGGATGCGTCAACAGGATCAGGAGGCGGAACAGCGGAAGGCCGACCGGATAGCTGCCGGGGTCTGCGGCGATTGCGGCGGGCCGCTCGGCGACTGGGAAGAGCGGTGCAAGGATTGCTATTCAGCCACCCAGCTATAGCACTCTCAAACCATCACGAGATCGCTTGGCGACGCCATGCTGCACAGGCTCGAATCGATCCAAGTGGGCAAGTAGACGTCGCCGCCGTCGCCCAGATTGCGGCCGCTGGCCCAATCGCCCCAATAGCCGACATTATAGTAAAATGGCGTGAGACCGCTGACCGCACCGGTAGCGCCGAGGTCCTTCGGGACGTTGACGGTCGACGTTGCGCAGAACAAGTTTCGGTTTGCCTGATCTGAAAAATCGAAAGTGTCGTCGATCATCCACATGGTTTTTATGTCCATGTTGGCAAGGGGCAAGCCGTTCGACCCGAACAAATTTAGGATTGACTGAATACCAACAATTGCATCGGCCGTAGGAACCGCCGTCGCGACCGCCTTATCGTTGACTGCCGCCTGGCACCGTTGAGTCCCAGTCGTGGTGTCGACCGTGAAGAAATACATATTGTATTGCTCTGGATGGTCCGCCTGCGGCGCCGTGGCCGAGGCGATCGACGTGCCAGCCGAGGTTCGTGGGATGAATCGGAACGACTTATTGAGCACATTGCACCAAGCCCCCGGTCCCATCAGTCCGCCCGAAGCTCCGGTAAGGAAGCGAGCGCAGACAACGAGCGTGAATTTTTTGCCGTCTGCGGCATTTCCCCATCCCGGCGTACCCAGCAGTTGCATGCCGGTGCCATTGAACCGGATACCTCCGATCGCCGGATTGGTGCCGTCCATGCCGCGCACCAATGTCCGCCGACCGATGTGATGGCCGAAATGGTGCCTTGCTTCGATATAATAATCCCGCAACTCAAAAGGGATGGGGCCGGCGCCACGCTTTAGCGCGCCCGTAACTGGATCGATTCGCACGACGTCATCAGCCTGCGCACGGAACAGAGCGCAATGCTTGGGAGAACCGGCGATGCGTGCCGGTACGATCGTAGCGTCGGCTGCATCGCCCGTGCGAATTACGAATAGTTTGCGCTCCGGCTGGACGTAAGGCTGGCCGATTTCCATCGTGCGGACCAGGCGTGCTTTTTCGCGCGCTCCAGGCTCGGCGATGGGATCGTCATAATGCGTACTGTCGGCCATCACGGACAGCGGCATGCCGCCCGCTTTCAAGCTGTCGAGGTCTGCTTTGCTCCTCGAGCTCACATAAGGATGTAACGCGGCATAGTGATCCCAAAAATTGACGCCGAACGCCGCCCTCATCAACGAGGCGAGCTTGCTCACCGTGCCGAACGTGCGCGTGCCAGCCAGGCCGGTCTGACCACCCCAAAACATCTTGCGGGAATGAGGAATTGCATCGAAACCCGCCTGTACCACGGCCATGATCGCGGCCGTCTGATCGGAAGTCGTAACGCCGGGCTGGCCGATTTCGTCGTAATTGTTCGTGGTCAGTCCGACGACGCTCGTTTCCTGCTTTTGCACCGTGGACCAAGCGATAATGCGATCACGGATCTGCTGCGCGGTCTGGCCGCTATGCCCCTTCTGGTTCACGACAGTTTGTAGCCAAGGCTGCATCAAGTCGCTCGTGCGGTCATAGACGAGGTCTGCATCGCCCTGCACGCCGACCAGTGGCCCGATTTGGGTTTCCTGTGTGGTGCTGTCGCCCGTTAGATTCACGCGTCCAACGACGACCCAATATGCGTCACCGAGTATCGGATAGATGGGTGGAGCATGGCCCGCGCCGCCGGTACCGTTCCGGTAAAGCCATACATAGCCTTGATCGGTGCAGCCCTGATTGACAGTCGCGATGCCGTCAGCGCCGGCGCTGTAGTTGGTAGCCGGATTGTAGGGAAGCAGCGCGGCATACGCCTCACCAACTGCAGTCAGCGTAGCTGCGGGCCACGGGGCAATGCTCAGAGGGTAAAGCTGACGCGACATCGCCAGCGCCGCGTCGTTAATGCGCTGGACTTCCATAAGGGTCGTGATTTCGAGATCGCGCTCATAACGAAGCTGCGCAGCGACGTTGGCAGCCTGCACGCCTTCCAAATTCAGGAGATCGCCCGTGCGCTTGGTCGCCGCGCGGAATACGATTTGCTGAGCCACTGTTGCATTGCTCCACGTCGCAGTGACCGTGGTTCCATGATAGCGCCCGCGCAGCCTCTGGTAGAGTGCGGTGACGGTCGTGCTGGCGCGCGTTTGCGACACGCTGACCTGATACGTGCCGACGCCGCCCGGAGTGCCGGTGAGCTGCGCAAGAATTTGTGTGCCGGTGGAAAACCCCGTCCCCGTCAACGTCATGCCAGCGGCGAGCGCGCCCGATGTCACCGCGGTCACTGTGAATGTCGTGCCGCTGATCGACCCGGTCACAACTGCGTTGTTGATCGTCGCGCGATAGCCGTAATCGATCGTCGTACGCGAGCCGACCCCAAGAAGACCGTCATTGCTGTCCAGCGTGACCATGTAGGTCTTGCCGGCAGCGACGACGATCGGCGTGGTGAGAGGGATCGAGGCCTCGGCGATGGACGCGGCACCGGGGGTGATGCCTGCCGCCGCCGGTGCGATGTCGATTGTCTGTACCGGAGCGGTGTAAGGCGCCGTGCCAGGCGCGGCGCTATCCACCGCCGAATGAGACGTATCAACAATGTAGATCTCCATGCGGAGATTCTGGGCGCCGACCGGGAGCTTGATGTCCCACCGGATCGCATCGATCGCCTTGCCGACGACGAGGTCGACGCCGGCATCCGCGGCAACCGCGATGTAGGCGCGCGTGGTGACCGTAGCTTCGCTGGAGGCGCCCGACATCGAATCGAACTGATCAGCGGTGGCGAGGATCGCATTCATGCGCGCAGTAAGGAGCGGACCGTTGACGGTTGAAACAGCCACGTCGGCCTGCGCGGCCGACACTGCCGCTGCATCCGCGTATGACGACGCTGCCCCGATCGCGGTTGCAGCAGCGTCTCCCACCAAGCTCGGCACGGCGCGCTTCTTCGCGATACCGTCCTCGAGCACGACGACAAAGTCGCCGACCTCTGCATCCGGCAAAAGAGAGATCTTCGACATCGTCAGTCCTTGGGCCAGTGGAGGTCGGCGCCGATCTCGAGCGCGGCGAGCTGGCGTGCGCTCATGAGCGCGATCGCGGCGTCGAGGCGGTTGGAGGCGGTGCGGATCGCGTCGATCGCGGCGCGGCGCGCCAAGGCGGCCTGCATCTCGGGCGAGGAGATGTCTGCGGCGGTGATCCAGGCCGTGACCATCAGCGCGTTGTCGTTGCTCTGGCGTGCGAACGAGGCGATCGCCAGGATCCTGCGGCCGGCCTCGGTGGCGACGGCGCGATGCGCGGCCTCACGGCGTTCCTCGAGTGTCGGCGCGCGCGGCGCCGTGGCGGTGGGTCGACCATCACGCGAGGCTGCGATCGTGCGGCCCTGGGCCTGCAGGTCGAGCAGCTCGGCGTGGCGCTTGTCGCTCACGTTGACGACATCGTCGGGCAGGACGCGACCGACGAACAGTTCGGGAGCGTAGAACAGGCCGGTCGAGGGGCTGTAAAGCTTGCTCATCTCACATTCCCACTGCGATGAAATACATGGAGTCGGGTGAGCCATTGGGGCTGATCACCTGGAATTGCCCCAAGTTCGGCGGCGGGTTGAGCGGGGCCGGCCAGTTGTCCTGAGCGCCGAGGTTGTGATCGCTGGTGCCGTTGGCGACGACCGAGAAAAAGGCGTTGGGAAATGTTGTCGGCAGGTTGATCGTCGTCGTGCCGTTGGGGTTCGCGGTGAAGCGGCCCCATTGCAGCATCAGGCCGCTGGGCAGCAGGCAATAGCCATTGGTCGAGAGCACGCGAGGGTAGCTGGCGAGCGACAGCGGGGTGACGGCGCGATCGTCGAGCAGGCCGGCGACGGTCTCGGCGCCGCTCGCCTTCGCGACGGTGATGACACGATTCGCGCCGAGGTTGCCCCCGCCGGTGGCGAGGCCGCCGCCAGTGATCGTGATGGCGGCCGCCGCCTTGGCCGCGATCGCGGCGAGGATCCCGGCGAGCGCGAGCGGGGTGACTGCCTTGGTGTCGTTGAGGCCGGCGTCCGCTTCGGCCTGGCTGGCCTTGGTGACAGTGATCGTGCGGTCGGCGGACAGATTGCCACCACCGCTGGCGAGACCGGCGGCGGTGATCGTGCGCGCGACGGGTGGGGCGCCGATGTCAGCCGGGGAAAGGGTGACGGCGCCGGTCAGGCCGTTGACCGAGATGACCGGGGCGCCCGGGGCCAAGAATTCCACCCAGTTGCCGAGTGTCGTCGCCGGCAGGGCGGTGAGGATGTAGGTCTTGCTCTCGTCGGTGCGGATCGCGAAGTCGGCGACGCCGGCGGCGAGCGCCAACATGGCGGCCTGGCTGGCGACGACGAAGATGTCGATCGCGTTGAACACGGGGAGCTGCGCCGGCGGGACCTTGCCATCGGCGCCGAGCGAGGCGACGCCGTTGGCCGCGGCTTTCTGCGCGAGCGGGATCAGCAGATCGAGCAGGGTCTTGAGCGTGGCCGGCGTGATGATGATGTCGTGATCGGTGCCGGCGGCCGCCTCGAGCGCAGTGGCGATGCGCGCGACGCCGGCGCGCTCTTCGGTGGCCGGCGGGTTGAGGAAGTTGGCGTCGCCGAACTCGATCAAGTCCGCCTGGCCCGGCTCGAGCCGCAAATCGAAGGCGAGGAAAAAGCTCGCGACGCTGGCCTTTTCGAAGATCGGGTCGGCCTGGCTGTAGGTCGCGAAGAGGGTGCCGTCGTCGAGATAGATGCCGATGCCGCGCACGGTGTAGCTGCCGGCGCCGCCGTCGCGCGCGACCAGGTGGATGGTGGCGTCGTCGACAGCTTCGCCCGATACCGATGCGAGGCGGCCGAATTCACCGGGCAAGGCGGTGAGGGTGGGCGCTTCGACGAAATCTTCCGCGGTCAGGCCGACCTCGGCGATGGTGATCGTCGACGTGCCGCCGCCCTCGGCATCGGCGATCGCGGCGATGCCCTCATAGGTGAACGTGACGGTGAGAGGGCTGGTCATGTGTCGTTCTCGATGAAGGCGCCGGAATCTTCCTGGAGCGGTTCGCCATTTTCGTCCTGGAGCAGGTCCTCCCAGGCCGTGCCGCCGGTGATGTCGGTCAGGTCGCCGCGGAGCCGGGTCTCGCCGGCGGCGCGCGCGGCGCCGACGAGGTAGATCCGGGCGAAGGTGGCGAGCGACTGGCGCATCTCGAAATGCGAGCGCAGCGGCTTGATCCGGATCACGTCACGCACGACGGCGGCGGTGAAGGCGGCGGTCGCACGCGGGCCGCCCTGATCGTCGAGCGGGAGGTCGATCACGAAGCTGTGGATCGGGCCCGGCGGCTGCTGTTCGAACCATTCGGTAATCGTCAGCAGCTCGTCGAAGCTGGCGAGCACCGCCTCGACCGAGGCGGGTGTGCCCTTCTTGCGCTGGAGGTCGATCGCGCGAGCGACTTCGAAGCGCTTCTGTTCCTCGGTCCAGTCGGCGTTCCAGCGGTCGATCGACAGCGACCAGGCCAGCCAGGGCAGCAGCTCGGCCGCGCAGGTGGCGGGGTTGAGAATCGTCTGGAGCGGGACGGGCACATCGTCGATGCGCGCGCCGACAGCGTCGACCGCGCGCTCGTACGCCGTGGCGTTAGGGGGCAGGAGATCAGCCAATGGGCAAGACCGTCAATGTGATGCCGGTGCACCAGGCGCTTTGCGTGGCATCGGCGATGATGTCGGCGAGCGGATCGTCGATGACGACGCGCTGGACGCCCTCGACGTGGAGGGCGGCATAGATGCCCGACAAGGTCGGTGGGCGGCCGAGCATGTGCGCGGCATCGCGATAGGCCTGGAGCTTGGCGAGGGCGGCCGCCTCGACGATCGACGGGTCGGGACCGTCGTAAACGTAGAGCCTGGCCGCGATCGCATATTCGACGATCGCCGCCGACTGGACGATGACATGATCGGTCAGCGGGCGGACGGGGCGGCCGTTGACGACGGCCTCGACCGCCTCGAGCAATTCGGGCGGGGCGGTGCCGTCACCATCGCGCGACAGCACGGTGACATGAACCTGGCCGGGCCAGATCGCGGCGCCGAGCGCTGCGGTGACGGCGGCGACGATCTCGGGATCGGCATCGTGATCGGCGAGGACCTGCAGGACGAGGGCGGTGATATCGTCGGGCACCGGGCTGATCGCGCTGGCATCGAGCACGTCGCCGGCGGCGGATTTCGCATGGAAGACGTAAGCGAGCTCGGGACCTGCGACGCTGAAGCTCTCCGGGGCGAGCACGACGCGTGCCCGCAGCGCGTCATCGGACTCGAGCACCGCCGGCGTGCCGGCGAGCGGATCGGCCTCCTCGAGGACCAGGCGCTGGACGCCGACGAGGATGGCGAGCTGATCGAGATCCGCGCCGGCGGCGAAGGCGAGCATCAGGCCGCGCGCGCGATCGTTGAAGCGCTGGCGCTGCAGCAGCTCGCGATAGGCGAAGACCTGGACCAGCTTGTAGACCGGATCGGATTCGACGTTGGCGTCGAAGCCGACGTCTCGCCCGGTGAGATCGGCGATCATTTCGGCGACGATCGTCTCGAAGCTGAGCTGCTCGACGACGACGGGCGGCGGCAGGCGCGACAGATCGACGGCGGTTGAGCTGGTGGCCATGGCGCGGCATGTCGCCGCGTGGTGCGGCGGGCCGCCACCGGGGCATGTTGTGTCGGGGCGCGACACAACATGGCGGGGCGGCTATAGTCGTTCCAGGAGGGCGTGGCGGTGCGGGATCTCGATGAGCTTCGTGAACGACTGGCCTGGTGTCGGGCGAAGATGGACGCGCTGAAGCCGGAGATCAGCGTCGCTCGAAAGAGGTCGTTCGAAATTCGTATGACGGATCCTGAGCATGGCATGGGGTTCGTGATGGGCAAGATGCTAGCTGAGCCGCCGACGCGTTTTAGAATTGAGGTGGGGTTGGTTGCCCACGAGCAACGGGCGATCCTTGACGCGCTCGCGTGCACGCTGGCTACCCGCAACGGTGCCAACAACATCAAGGACGTTTATTTTCCGATATCCAAGGATTCGGTTGTTTTTGCCGGCGACGGGCGGAAGAAGATCCGAAAGCTATCTGCAGCGCACCAGGACGCGATCGAGGCGCTTGAACCCTGGCAGGATGGTCATGATTTTCTGTACCTACTTCACGACGCGGATAGAACGCGCAAACATCAAAAGCTGCTAGGATGGCAGTTCACCGGCGACGCATCTCCAAGGGACGGAAGGGGGATGCAGTTGGTCTCCCATGCTCTGGTTTTCGAAGCCATCGGGCGTGAGGAAAAGCTGGCTAGGTACCTTGGATTTGGCGAAATCGGCGTCAACATTCAGCTGATCTATGTCGATCCTAGTTCGATCCAAGGTGAAAATGTGCTTCGCTGCCTCACCGGCTTTCAGGATAGTGTAGAGGCCATCGTTCAGATTTTTGACTGAGGATTTCTCGTGAGGGCAAATGCAGGGAGTTGACTGGGTCGCGCTGGCGGGCACGGCGATCGTTGCCGGCGGCGCCGGCGCGTGGGGTTTTGCCAAGCTGTTCGGCGAGAAGTGGATCGAGGATCGATTCGCGAGCCGGCTGGAGCTGCTCAAGGCGCGGGTGAGCCAGACGCTCGATCGCACGACGACGTTGAACCAGCGCGAGTTCGAGGCATTGCCGGAAGCATGGGCGAAGGTGCATATGGCCTTCGCCCACGTCCACGATTTGCTGTCCCGCATCAGGGCGCGTCCAAATCTCGACCAATACACCGAGGTCATGATGGAGGAGCAGCTAGAAAATAGTCCGCTCTCGGAATGGGAAAAAGTAGTTCTGCGGCAACTGCCGACGGGCCAAAGAACGGCGTTCTACCATGAACGGTCGGTGCATCATGAGCATTATGTGGCCAGCGACAAAATCGCGGAAGCAGTAGGATTTCTTTACCAGCACGGAATTTTAATTCGACCCGAGATTTTTGAGCGGCTTGAGGATTTTATTCGGTTTGTTGAAAAGGCGCTTATTGATTTCAAACGAATCCGCGACGGGGACCAGCCACTGTCTGATAATCCTTCCGAGACGTTTCGGCAGGAAGGCATGGAACGACGAAAAGTGCTCGAGCAATTTCTGCGGGACCATTATTGGTCGGCAAACGCCTTGCACCTCGAGGACTTAAGTCGATCATAACTCTAACCACGCCATCAGTATCTCAAGCACGACATTAACGTGACGCTGGGTTAGGCCGACGTCTTGGCCTATTGGATTGACCGCTTGGTCGCGATGTTAAGTCCGGGCGCCACGTAGCAAGGTCTGGATCTTCGTCAGCCGCTGCTCAACGGCAGCATCTTCATCACACGCTCCGCCAATTTTAAAATATTATTTCCCCAATGCCCTATTACGAGGCGGAAAACCTCCGTGCGGTATGCCCAGCGGGCCTTTCGTTGACCGTAGGCGTTCTCCCATATCGGAAGAACCTCGTGCAGGTTCGCCTGCATGTCTTGAGCGAGCTTCGGCGGCACCAGCAAATCTATGAGAAGCGACCGGGATGGGCGAGTTCCTCGCCTTGCCAATGCATTTGGAAACTCGATCAATATGACGAATTTGAGAAGAACGATACTAGAAACGTACCGAAGACGTTGCCCGGTATTGAATGAGCTAGGATCCGCATTTAGGTCAATGCCGCACGCCCGACGCGACGCCCTCCAAAGAACAGCGTACAGCTCTTCGGGGGGCAGGGAGTAAAGACGCTGCATCTTTAAGCGATTTTGGTCTCGATCGCCCATGTCATCCACCTGCCAACGCAAAGGCGCCCAAGTTACGAAGGCGATCGATCGAGTTGTGGAGCGCGCTCCGACCTGCTGCATTCACGGTGAACGTGCGACGTTGCCGGCCGGAGTCATCAACGCGCGAATCCTCGGTTAATAGCCCCTTGGCAACCATTCGGGTGAGCGTCGTATAGACTGCTCCGAAGGCCAGCGCCTTCCGGCCGCTCGCAGCCGCACCGAACCGGATATAAATCTCGCTCGGGAGCGAATTCTGCCCGGCCTGAAGCGTTGCGAGCAACACTTCCTCTTCCAATTTTCCCAACATGCTCGTCCTCCGATGTCGGTCTACAATGTAGAGGTCTACATTGTATATGTCCAGCCCTTTCGGGGCTAGACCTCGAGCTGTGCGAGCAACATCTCGAGCACGGCATCGACGTCGCCTTGTGGCAGGCCCAGGGCCTGGCGCTCCGGATAGACCGTGTATGGCGCGCCTGGCGCACGGCTCACGCGATCGCGATCGCCATATTGGTGGACGGACATGATCCGGCCGGCGTTGCCCATGAAGCCGATCTCGGCGTGATCGGCGGTGGCCTTCGCCGTCAGGTGGCGGGGCCCCGCCGCGCGCAGGAACATCTTGCCGCGCCGCCGCGAGGTGGCTTTCACGCCGGCGCCGCCCAGGCGCAACTTGCGCGGGGCGAACGCCTTGCCTTCGGGATCGACCTGCCCGCGGATGCGCTGCGCGTTGCGCTTGCGCAGCTCCATGGCGATGCGGCGGGCGAGTGCGCGGCGTTCGCCCTGGTCGACGCGGGCCATGATGCCGTCGATCCAATTCTGCAGCTGATCGAGTTCGTCGGCCATCGCGATCAATCACCCAGTGGAGGATCGAGATCAGGCGCGGGCACCAGCTGCTCGCCGTCGATCCAGATCGACGAGAGCGGGACGATCGGATCGAGGCCGAGGAAGCCGGGATCCTCGGGGCTGGGTTCGGGCTGGTTGATCAGGTCGAAGCCGCCGCCCTCGCGCGGGGTGCAGCCGACCGTTTCGGTGAGCTCGAGATCGAACTGCAGGTCGATCGTCGCGTCGTCGAGGATGTCGGCGCGGAACTTGACCGCCTCATTGCCGCGCTCGTGATTCTGCAAGAGATCGGGCTGTTCGGTTTGCAACCATCCGACGATCGCCAGCAGCAAAGGATCGGTCGAATCCTTCCAGTCGAGCAGCAGGACGCTGAGCTTGTAACGATATTCCCAGCCCGGCGTCGGGCCATAGCGCGCGGCGATGCGGCCGCTGTCGATCCAGATGCGCAGCCGATCGGGATCGCGCGCCAGCGCGGGGAAGACCGCGGCGATCGCCGCGCGCAGGGAGGCGGGCTTGCGCATCAGTATCGCCTGCAGAAAACGACCGCGCTGCGGAGGCGATCGCGCTCGCTGGCGACGTGCTGCCACGCGACGTATAGTGCGCCGACCGCCGAGGCGAGTAGCAGCAAGGTGATGATGCCGCGGTGCCGGCCGAACCAGGTGACGATCGCTGTCATGGCATCACTCGATCACGATCAGGTCGCGATCGCCGCTGCGCCAGATGCGCTCGCGAATCGCGCGCGGGAGGATGATGCAGCCGCGGCTGGCGGTGCCCGGGGCCCGCATGCTGTCGCCGTGGATCCGGAACGCGCTGCGGCCGAGCGCATCGGTGCCCGGCGCCGGTTCGAGCACGATCGTGAAGGGGCCGGTGTTGGCGCTGTCCTTGACGCCGGCGATGCGCCAGCGGCCGCGGGGGATGGGGCCGACCGAGGGCACGGCCTGCAGGGCCGGGTTATTCCTGCCGCGGCCGCTGCCGGCATAGCCGCGCGAGACGAGCACGCCATCGCGTGACAGGGTTCCGGCGCTCTGATCCCACATCCAGCTCATTCAACATCCTCCTTGCGGCCGAACCAGCGCGCGTAGAGATCACCCGGCAGGGTGCCGACGACGTTCGAGCAGCTGGCGATGAATTTGGGCGTGGCCTCGAACGCGACCATGGCCAGCACGAAGCCGACGGCCTGGGCAACGAAGGGATCGAGCCGGAACGTCGCGCCCAAGGCGAGCGTGACGTAGTAACTGACGCAGATGCCGACCAGCCACTGGACGATGCGCTGTGTCCAGCTGAGGCCGGTCTTCCACGCCTGGGCGACCGCCGCGCCGAGCGCGGCCGGCGCCAGCGCCTGGCAGACGGCGCCGAGCGCGGCCATGATCTCGTGAATGAATTTGTCGCTGTCCATGGTCAGTCCCAGAGCTGGATCAGCGCCGTCTCCGGCGCGGGGCTGGCGATCGCCGGGATCGCGACGACATGGCCTTCCGGCAGCGCCGCGGCGAGCGGGGCGAGATCGCGGTTCGCCTCGAGCACGAGCTCGACCGCGTTGGCGCCGAGACCGATCGTCCGCCAGACGAGCGCGTCGAGCGATTCGCCGGCGAAGGCGGTGACCGTGACGGCCGGGCTGGGCGCCGCGGCCATCAGATCAGCTCGACCGACGTGCGGGTGACGCCGAGGATGTCGCGGCAGGCATGGGTGGCGTTGCGGCGATGTTCGTCGGCGGGAATCGCGCGCTCGGCATTGCGATCGCGGCCGTCGCCGGTGGCGGCGATGTCGCCATGGGTCTCGGCGAGGTCGGCCGCCGCATAGCTGCAGACCGCGCGGCGATAGAGCAATTCGAGCGCGCTCTCGCCGTCGATGGTTTCGTCGTCGACGTCGACCAGGGCGGCGGTGCCGGCGGCGACCCAGGCGGTCTTCCACGTGCGGAGTTCACGGCGAACCGACAACATCGCGTTGCGGACCGCGTCGCGCAGGCGCTGGTCGGTGACCGCGGTCGGCACGCGGACCGCGTCGCGGATCTGGGTGAGGGTGATGCCGGGATACCAGTCATCGCCGGCGACCAGGTCGAACGGCGGCACCTCGGGCGCCTCGGGGTCCGGCTCGGCGGGTGGGGGCGAGGCGACGAAGCCGCTCATGGTTGCGCCTGGTCGACGGGCACCGGCTCGACCTCGAGGCGGATGCCGCCGCTGAGCATGATGATTTTGACGTCGGCATGTCCGCACCCGGCGAACGCGCGCTTCAGATCGGCGAGGATCTCCGATGCTTGATCCGCGTCGACGTGATCGGGGACGTGGCCGACGATCACGTCGCCGGGCTGGAGGCGCAGCTGCTTCAGGTCGAAATCAGGCATGCGTCACTCCGTTGGTTCGCCCCGCGGCAAACGGGGGGTGGGGAGCGATCCGAGACCCGGCAAGGTTCGGCAAACCGGCCTCGATCGTTCCGCCCCCCGAGCGCCGCGGGGCGAGCATTGCGCCGGCGGTCAGACCGCCGGCTGTTCCGTTTCCGTCTCGAGCTTCTTCAGTTCGCGTTCGAGGCGGTCGATGTCTTTCTTGACGCCGGCGGTGTGGCTGAGGCCGTAGGCGCGGCGGAGGTAATTGAGCGCGGCCTGGACGCCGGCGCGGCGGCCGCCGGCGGGCAGCTGCTCGGGCGGCGTGGCTTCGGTGATCCGGACGATCTGCAGACCAATCGCCTTGTGCAGCTTCGACCTGACCTGGTCCGGCATGTCATAGTCGTTGGCGATCGGCTCGATCGTCTGCAGCAGCTGCAGGTCATAGTCCTGGTGCGCGCCGAGCGCCTTCAGGGCGGCGTCGGCGATCTCCTCGACGATCAGCGTCGGCGCGGTGCGGTTGAAGCGCTCGGGCAGTTGCAGGCGGTGCCTGAGCACATAATCGATCAGCGGCATCGCGCCGATGAAATCGCCGACGTCGATCTTCCAGATCATGACCTGGACGAGGATGTCGTCATGGCCGCCGGCGTTCGCAGCGACGATGCCGGCGAGCCACGGCTCGAATTTCTCGATCAGTGCCGGCTTGAGCGCGATCTTGGCCTCGACCGACTGGATCTCGCGCAGCCGGCGAAGGTCGACGCCGAGCGCGGCGCGCAGCAACTCATATTCGGTCGCGCCCTCGGCGACCGCCGCGCCGATCGGATCGGCGACGGCGGCCGCGTGATGCGCCGCGACCGTGCGCAGACGATGTCGGCGCGCCGGGCTCATCAGTTGTCGGGCTGCAGAACGGTGACGTTTTCGGCCATGCAAGCATAGTCGAAGTCTTCGATCACATAGCCTTCGTTGGTCGATTCATAGTTCTCGATCCGGTCGCGTTTGGGATTGTCGATGATCGCGCGGCGGAGCTTGCCCTCCTGATAGTAGATCGAGAGGTTGTCGAGGCGGGTGACCATGACCGCATCCCCGGGAAAGCCGTAGACCTCGACCGCCTGCAGGCCGCCCAGGCGCTTGGTCGACATGATGATGTCGCGGGCGAGCTGCTCGCTCGGATCCTTGTCATCGTTGATGAGCGGAAAATATTTGTCGTGAAGGAGATCGCCGCCGACGATCGCGACGAGTTCGGTGTCGCGGCGGGCCCAGGTGGGCAGCAACGAATGGGTCATGTCGTAGACCAAGGCGTCGAGCGTGACATAGTCGCCGCCCTCGCCGACATTGATCACGCCGCTGGCGGCAACGACTTCGTCCATCACCCGCGCCGCGTTGTCGGTGCGCATGTGGTGCAGCCAGCCCTTGTTGACGTCCTGCAGCAGCGTGTTGGTGACGCGATCGGTGGTGGCGGCGATCGACGTGCCGTTCCAGCCGATCAGCAGCCGGTCGAGCGCCTGGCGCTTGAGGATCGCGTCGCGGATCATGGTCTGGAAGTTGGGGAATTTCGCCCAGGCATCGATGCGCGAATATTTGAGATGCGTGTCGAAGTTGGTCTGGGCGAGCAGATAGTCGAAGCCGGTGAGGCCGGTCGGGTCCTGGGTCGGGCGATCGGTGGTATCGGTGTTGGTGCGGCCGGCGATCGTGCCGGTGACGCCGAGACCGATCTTCTCTCCGATCAGTTCGGGCACGCCGAACATGTTGATCATGCCGAGGAAGGCCGACGATTCCTGCATGCGTTCGAACAGGGTCTGCTCGACGCTGGGATCGACGGTGAACTTGACGCTGACGTCGTCGACGCCGTTGAGCTCGGCGATCTGGGCCATGTAGGCGTTGAAGAGAAGGCGGGTTTCGTTACGCATCGGGGCGTCTCCGGCAGGGGGTCAGTGGTGGCCGATCAGCAGTCGGTGACGGCGTAGTTGCGGCCGCCGGTGGCGGGCTTGCGGGGCGGGGTGCCGCCCTTCTCCGGCGTCGATTCGATCGTGGCCTTCAGGGTCGCGACCTCGGTGCGGAAGCCGGCGACCTCGCCCTCGATCTTCTTCGCGAAGGATTCGAAACCTTCGGTCATCTTGGCGAGGCCCTGGCCGATCGCGCCGAAGCGAACGTCGTTGTCGTTGGCCGGCGGCGCATCAGCCGGCGGGGTGACCGGCGGCACGACCGGCGCGGGCGGCGCCTTGCCGTCGGTGAACTGCTTGAAGAAGGCGGTCGCAGCCGCAAACAAGCCGGCATGTTCAGGCGCCGCCGGCGGGGCGACGTCCTCGATCTCGATCGACGCTTCCTCGGCGACCGAGAAATAATTGCCCGGCGCCTGCTTGCGCGCGGCGAGCGGCGACTTGTCGCCGAGCTTCGCCGAGAATTCGAGCATCTCGGTGCCGAGCGACGCCGGGCTGTCGGTCACCGCGAGGCCGACCAAGCCGGCCTTGCCGGTGCCGGCGAAATCGGGCGCGATCTCGATCGAGGTGAACAGTTTCTGGCGCTTTCCGACGATGGCGACCAGCTGCTCGGTCGGCTCGAGCTGGGCGAACAGCGCCAGGCGCTTGACGGTCTTTCCGGCCAGGACGATGTCGACGTCCTCGGCCTTGACCGCGGCAACATCGCCATAGGCGTTGAACGGCGGATCGGGGGTGAAGCCGCGGATGTGCTCCATGTTGACGCGCGCCGAATAAGTGGCGCGGTTATAGTTGGCCGCCATGTCGGCGATCCAGCTGCGGTCGATCGTGCGACCGTCGACGGTGGCGCCCTCGACGGCGACGCGGAAGAATTTCGACAGCTTGGGCATGACCAGGGCGGCTCCAGTTGATCGGTGGCGCCGGCGCGCCGTTCGCGGCGTAAAAGGGACCGGGAGGGCGCCGGCGATCAACGCGGCGATGTTGTGTCGGCACGCGACACAACATGGACGGGCCGCGCTCGGCCGCGGGCGGCGGTTAGCGTGCCGGCCCATGCGCCGGAGCCCCGACGATAATGTGATCTTCTTCGATGCGCGTCGCGAGGCGCGCAGCCTCTATTGGCGCGGGTGGGGCATCACCGAGATCGCCGAGGAGCTGAAGCTCAAGCGCGCGACCGTCGAATCGTGGAAGCAGCGCGAGAAGTGGGACGACGCGCCGATGATCCGGCGCTGTGAGGAGATCGTCGAGGTCCGGTTCCAGACGTTGATCGCGAAGGACAAGAAGACCGGGCAGGATTTCAAGGAAATCGACCTGCTCGGCCGCCAGATCGAGCGCTTCCACCGCTGCCAGAAATATCGCCAGAGCGGGAACGAGGCCGACCTCAATCCGAACATCGAGGCGCGCAACGAGGGGCCGCGCAAGAAGCCGAAGCGCAATCATCTGACCGAGGATCAGGTCGAGCAGCTGCAGAAGGCGTTCGACGCTGAGATCTTCGATTATCAGCGGACGTGGTGGAATGCCCGCGACGAACGGACGCGCTTCATCCTGAAATCGCGCCAGATCGGGGCGACATGGTATTTTGCGCGCGAGGCGCTGCTCGACGCGCTCGAGACCGGGCGCAACCAGATCTTCCTGTCGGCCTCGCGCAACCAGGCGAACATCTTCAGGGGCTACATCGTCGAGTGGGTGTATCGCGTGACCGGCGTGCAGCTGACCGGCGAGCATCTGGTATTGGATCGCGGCGAGGGCGAGGAACAGCCGACGATCTATTTTCTCGGCACCAATTACCGGACAGCGCAGGGCTATCACGGCAATTTTTACTTCGACGAATGCTTCTGGGTCCACGGCTTCAAGAAGATCGACAGCGTCGCGAGCGCCGTCGCCAGCCAGAAGCGCTATCGTGAGACCTATTTCTCGACGCCGTCGACGGTTGCGCATGAGGCGCACAAGAAGTGGACCGGCGAGGAATTTAACGAGGGCCGGCCCAAGGCGGACTGGACCAAGATCGAGACGTATCACGCCGCGCTGAAGGGCGGCGTGCGCGGCGGCGATGGTATCTGGCGGCAGATCGTCACGATCGAGGATGCGGCCGCCGGCGGCTGCGACCTGTTCGACATCGATCGCCTGCGCCGGCGCAATGCGCCCGCGGTCTTCGACAACCTCTACATGTGCAATTTCGTCGACGATGCGACGTCGATGTTCCCGTTCGCCGTGATGCGGCCGTGCGCCGTCGATGCGTTCGACAAATGGCGCGATTTCGACGCGTTCGCGCTGCGGCCGTTCGGCGATCGCGAAGTGTGGATCGGCTATGATCCGGACGAGAGCGCCGCCGGCGACAGTGCGGCGCTGGCGATCCTGGCGGCGCCGGTGAAGGCCGGCGACAAATTGCGCGTGCTCGAGAAGATCCGGATCAAGGGGCTCGGCTTCGACGGCCAGGCTGCGCTGATCATTCGGCAGCTCGAGCGCTACAACGTCACCTATATCGGCATCGATACCACCGGCGTCGGCAAGGCGGTGTGGGACATCGTCGTCAAGCGCTTCCCGATGGCGAAGCGGATCGACTATTCGGTCCCGGTCAAGGTGCGGATGGTGTTGAAGGCGAAGCAGGTCATCATGGCCAGCCGCTTCGAATTCGACGCCGGCGACAAGGACATCATCGCCAGCTTCATGTCGATTCGCGCCGAGCTGACGCCCGGCCAGCGGATGCTGACCTACACCGCGAGCCGCGCCGGCGACACGGGCCATGCCGACGTGGCCTGGGCGATCATGCACGCGATCGACAACGAACCCCTCGACGCCGGCGATCCGGCCGAACGCAAAGCCAAAGTGGAGATGTTTGGATGACCGATACTCTTGTGGATTCGGCCGAGGCCGGCGCGCCGGCGGGCGCCACCATCCAGGCGTTCGCGTTTGGCGATCCGGAGCCGGTGCTGTCACGCCGGGATCTGCTGATGGGGCTGGAATGCCAGCATAACGGACGCTGGTATGAGCCGCCGATCGCACCATCGCACCTGGCGCGCGCCTATCGGGTGTCGCCGCATCATTCGAGCGCGATCCTCTACAAGCGCAACCAACTGCTGCGGCATTTCCGGCCGAGCCAGTGGCTCGATCGTCGGAACTTCGGCGAATGGGTGCTCAATTTCCTCGTGATGGGGAACGGCTATCTCGAGCAGCGCGACAATCTCGCCGGGCGGCCGCTGAAGCTGGTCAATTCGCTGGCCAAATATACGCGGCGCGGGGTCGAGGACGATGTCTATTGGTGGGTGCCGGGGTTCAAGCAGGAGACCGCCTATCGGCCGGGGCGCGTATTCCATTTGTGGGAGCCCGACCTCGAGCAGGAAATCTATGGGCTGCCGGAATATCTGGCCTGCCTGCAGAGCGCGTTCCTGAATGAAAATGCGACCCTGTTCCGGCGCCGCTATTATCTCAATGGGTCGCATGCCGGCTTCGTTTTCTATCTGAACGAGGCGATCGTCAGTAATGAGGATGCCGACGCGATCCGGACCGCGCTGAAGGAGGCCAAGGGAGTCGGCAATTTCCGCAACCTCTTCATCCACGCCCCCGGCGGCAAGGAGCATGGCGTCAAAATCATCCCGATCGCCGAGGTGGCGGCGAAGGACGAGTTTCTCGGGATCAAGAACGTGACGCGCGACGACGTGCTGGCCGCGCACCGCGTGCCGCCGCAGCTGATCGGCGTCGTGCCGCAGAACGCCGGCGGATTCGGCGACTATGGCAAGGCGGCGGACGTGTTCTTCCCGAACGAGATCGAGCCGCTGATGGCGCGTTTCCTCGAGCTGAACGATTGGCTCGGGCTGCCAGCGGTGGCGTTCGATCCGTACCAGCCGATCGCGACGCCTTCACCTTCATCCGGCCGGCAATAGCCGGCGGGGGAAGCCGGGCTGCCACCCGGCCAACCGACGAGCTGTCACTCGCCGCGACCTGAACAGGCCACCTTGGCCGCCCCGCACTGTGACCAGCGCGGGGCTTATTCCAGCGAGAGACAGATATGAACCCCTCCATCACTCCCGTGGCGCCGGTGGCGCCTGCAGCCGGCTATCAGGGCGGCAAGCGCAACCTCGCGCGCCGGATCTGCGCGATCATCGACGGCCTCGAGCACGATGCCTATGCCGAGCCGTTCGTCGGCATGGGCGGGATTTTCTTCCGCCGGCGCCGGCGGCCGAAGATCGAGACGATCAACGACATATCGGGGGACGTCGTGACCTTCTTCCGCGTGCTCCAGGAGCATTATGCCTATTTCATCGACATGCTCCGCTTCCGCGTGGCGAGCCGGCATGAGTTCCAGCGCCTGGCGGGCATGGATCCCGATCGGCTGACCGACCTGCAGCGGGCGGCGCGGTTCCTTTATTTGCAGAAGCTGGCGTTCGGGGGGAAGGTCGACGGGCGGACGTTCGGCGTCGATTCGCGGCAGGGCGCGCGGTTCAACATTGCCAAGCTCGAGCCGATGCTGGCCGACATCCATGAGCGCCTGGCCGGCGTGACGATCGAGCGGCTGCCGTTCGCGGACTTCATTGCGCGCTATGACCGCGACGGAATGTTGTTCTACCTCGACCCGCCCTATTGGGGGTGCGAGACCGACTATGGCCAGGACGTCTTCGCCCGGGCCGACTTCGAGCGCCTGGCCGGGCAGCTGCTCGGGATCCGCGGACGGTTCGTGATGTCGTTGAACGACGTGGCGGGGGTGCGGCAGACGTTCGCGGGCTTCCACCTGCTCGCGGTCGAGACCAGCTACAGCATCGCCACCATCAACGGCACCGGCGCCAAGCGCGTCGGCGAGGTGCTGATCTCCAACATGCCGCTGGGCTGACCAGGGCGGGGCCGCGCGTGCGACGCGGCCTTATTTGCTGGTGAGCCAGCGTTCGATGTCGCGATCGCGCCACAGCGGGCGGTAGACGCCTGACCTGAAGTGGAACCGCACCCACCCGCCGCACCGCGGACACGGTGAGCGCCGGCCGATCAGGCTGTAGTCGCGGCCCTTCACGCGCACCAGGCGCTCGACGTCGACCTCGCGCGACAGCCCGCACTCCGAGCACCACCCCTTGACGCCATAGCCGGTCCACCCGGTCGCGCGCTTGTCGGCCATCGCGCCCACCGTCTGCACCCAGGACGGGAACCAGTCGGAGCTGGAGGGGTGCGCCAT